TCGTTGACTGACGCAAAGAATGCTGTGCGTCTTTGATAATTGGTAAAGGTTCTGTCATATGGCAATCGCATCTCATCAGACTTAGAAGTAATAAAAGCTTTGAGTTGGTTGATGTCTGCTTTCTTAAAGGTAGACTCCAACTCTCCTAACTCTACAATCCAGTGACTAACAGCTTTCTTCACGCTGTCTTTATCTTTTGGATCAAGGGTAGCACCTTCTAGCAACCAACCTTTGTTGAACTCAGCCAAGCGTTTGAACCAAAGGGTTTTACCTAGTCCCTGCTTGCCTTGGAAGACCAACAATCCTTCTAGCGATACACCGTCAACTTCAAATGCCGCCGCTACACAAGATAGCAACCACTTTCTCATCAGCATGTGTTTGAGTCTCTCATCCTCTGCTGTGACGGTATCGCAGAAATCCGTGACACGAGACACACCATCCCAAGGCTTACTATCAATCCAACGGGCAACAGGATTGTGTTCTTGGGCGATGATTTTCATCGCATCACGGACTCTTTGATGGGGTACAAAATTCTTAATGCACAAGTTTTCTAATTCAACTAAGTGTGCTTCATCTTTTAAATCTGCTATGGGTTTGAAGTTAGGTATCTCTATCTCAATGCGTTTCTTAATAACATCGTAATAACATTCAATGTCATAGGTCTTCATGAGTGCATGATAGTTATCTGTGGTAGCCATGATCCGACCTTGCGTAGTTTTCTCAAACTCTACTAGGTCAGGAACATCCACCTTCTTGGTAATGATCTCACCAGTGACTGCTTTTTGATCGTTGAAGTCCATGCCTTCTTCTGTTGGCATGACCACCTCAGCATTGGATTGTTGAGCGGCTTCTATTGCTTTCTTTTCACCAATACCATTGGCATCATTGTCTGCATAAATAATAAACTCTTTGTTTGGAATGGATTCCATGAACTTGGTATTAATAGACAACAAGTTACCTGCGTTAAAACAAACCACCATGGGAATGTTTTGATCTTCAAAAATTGTTGCACAAGTTGCGTAACCCTCACCAAATCCTATCTTCTTGGATTCCTTTATTAAATGTGTACCTATTAAAAAGAAACAACCACCTGTTCGACCACCCGAAAGAAAGCGTTTCGATCCATCAGGCATGATCGTCTGCAACGACCACATCTTGCCTTTCTCATCGATGATGGGTATCAAGAGTTTGCCATTGTGTTCTCTCAAGTTGTGTGAGCGTACATTTTTAGAATCCAAGTATGGATGTGAGTCACAGGGTTTGCCTGCATCCCAAATCATTTTGGCTTTCTTTGCGACCTTTAAATGTTTCTGCTCTTGGTCTTGTCTTGCTTGTTCTCTAAATTTCTCCAGTGCTTCATAGTTAACCTCGGAAGATTTCCGTGAAGATAATTTAAAGTTATGAGTTTGTCCTGTTCGATAATCAGAGGCAAAACCAATAGGTGTGCCAAAGTTATCATAGTAAGCATAGTAACCTGACATGGCTCTTTTGCCATTGACACTGGTATAAGCTCTTTGTGGTTTTTCGGGATTAGGTTCCAGTGTTTCATTCTTAGGTTCAAATCCATGTTGTTTTAAGAACTCTGTGAACTTACCCATTGACTCCATGGTCAAGGGTTTGTCGTATTCCTTGCCTCCGCCTTTAATATTTTTGATCCCCATACTTGCCCTCTCTGTGAAACTTCTATATTATGTTGTGTTGAATACCTTACAATATACTTTGTTTGGAATAAATAAACAATAATTATTTTTATTGAGGAGAAAAAATATGGCTTTAACAATAAGCGATAGCGGTAGCGGTAACTTTGAGACCATTGCCAAGGGTAGATATAAAGCAACCTGTTATAGAATTGTTGATGTGGGAACACACAACGAAACCTATGAAGGTGAAACCAAGAAGCGTCACAGTGTCTTCTTATACTGGGAACTAGATGAGAAGATGTCAGACGGCAAACCTTTCTCAATCATGAAACAATACACATTGTCTCTCAATGAGAAGTCTGCTTTGTTTTTACATTTATGTTCATGGCGTAACAAAAAGTTTACCGATGATGAGCTTAAAGGTTTTGATTTAACCAACATCTTAGGATGCACTTGTGAGCTTGAGGTTGAATATACTTCGGGTGGCAATCCTAAAGTAACGGCTGTCTATCACCCTGAAGGTGGTGTTAAGAAAGTTGCAACAACCAATGAGCAAATAGCTTTTGATGTTGATGAGTATGCAAAAGACAACAAAGATATGTGCGATGTGTTTGTAAATTTACCTGAATGGGTACAAAATAAGATTGATGAATCTTTTGAGGTGGTAGCATCTAATAAAGCTGAAAGTGCTAAATACCAAAAAGAAGAGTCAACAGAGTTTTCTTCTCTTGATAACTTGGCTGATGACAAGAAATCAATCGAGGAACAAATCCCGTTTTAACGGTTTGGGCTACTAGGTCATGATATATATTTCATATTTGATTCTCCATAACAAATAGATTTAGTAGCCCCCCTTTTATACCATGGGTGATGTAATAGATTTTGAACCACGCTTCGATGTCGTGGTCTACGAAGAGGGAGTGTATGACGACATGCCTTTCCCTGAATACAATGATCTTGGTGCTTTTAGATCACACGATCTCTCAGCCATCATGAAAGACCCTTATAAATATAAATACGAAGAGAAGCCTGACAGCGAGGCTTCATTCTTTGTTGAGGGTAGATTGCAACATTGTTTATTTTTAGAACCTCATGTGTTTGACGATGAGTTCGTCATAGCACCTAAGGTCGACAAAAGAACCAAGGCAGGCAAAGAAGAGTATGCAGACTTTCTTTCTTCTGTTGGTAATCGTAGCGTTGTCTCACAAGACTTGTATGACACTTGTGTAGCTCGTTGTGAGGTTCTTGATGCATTTAAACCAAGGGGCGAGGACAAGACTGAGCTATCAGTGGTCTTCGATTACTTTGGGCATTTGTGTAAAGCTCGTTTCGATATGTTGCAAGACAATGTGATTGTTGATCTTAAAACCTGTCGTGACGCTTCACCAAGAGGCTTTAAACATTCAGTCAAAACATTTGGCTATCATCAACAGGCAGCTTTCTATCTTGATGCCGCTAAAAATGTAGGTCTGACTGAGGTTGATAGGTTTCAGTTTCTTGCAATAGAAAAGACTCATCCATATCCATATGTGGTTTATGAGTTGGAACCTGAAGCTGTAGAGTATGGTCGATCTCTGAATGAACAAGCACTGGACTTATTGTTGAAGTGTGAGCAAACAGGTATCTACACCCCATACAATTTACACAATCAAATTGTGCCAATCAAACTTACAGATTTGTAATTGGCTAAAAGTTTACCTAGACCGATTCATGATCACATGTACTGGGCAGGTAAAGCTTCAGAGTTTAACACTCAAAAAGAAAGAGAGGACTTTTTACGAGAGTATGGCTTTGAGGAAAAGCGTATTGAGACAATCACCCACCTTGCAGTGGCGTGGTTGCCTCAGCGTATGTACATGCTTTCAAACAGGTTATTGAACTTGGCATATCACGACTTACCGAATGACACAGCTAGAACCATGTTTAGGGTTGGCATTCACAGTTACAAAAAGAAAAAAGGATTATTATGATAGTTAGATTTTCAAGACAGGATTTATCAGAATGCGAACAAGCGGCATCTTTGCGGTGGCAATTGGCAAGAGCCAGTGGCGTTGCGAATCAAAGAAAAGATAAGTCTCGCACCGATCACGACATTGATCTCTTGGGTGTGAAAGGTGAGTTAGCTGTGGCTAGAATCTTTCAAATAGACCATGACATTCACAAGGGTGGCATTGATATGAACATCGACATGTGGGACAACGATGTGTCCTTTGATGTGAAGGCTACCTTTACCCAAGCAGGGCATTTATTATTTAAACAAAAGAAATACTTCAAGGCTGATGTAGCCATTCTTGTAACACCACACGATATACCCGATTCAGTTATGGTTGCAGGGTGGATAGGTAGAAAAGAGTTTTTAGAGAAAGCCCAAGATGTAGATTTTGGTAGCGGTCCTAGTGTTGCTATGGGTTATAACGATCTAAGACCTATACCTGAACTGTGGAAGTTTATGACCATGAAAAGGGTTGCCAAAATACCCAACCGCCTTTAGTCTTCTGATTTAGCTGTAATAATAGCTCCGTCTACTTCAATGCTATTGAACTCCAGTCCACTGATCTGCTCATCATTGTGTTCAAAGATCACATCTCTAACCAATAGCCTAAGCAGTCCTGCCTTTTGAAACAGGTTAAGCCTAGCGTAAGTTTCTATCACTTCATTGGCTGTCATCTTGCTAGTGTTCAACAAGATATCGTCTTTCTTTTTAAATAACATTTAGGGTCCTCTCTTAATAATTTAGTTTAACATAACCCGACTTTAATACATGAGCTAATTTCTCATCGTTGTGGGTTCTTAAAAACCAACCGCCTTTTGCATCCACATATGAAGATACAATGTCGGGCATCTCTACATTACTCATGTTGTACATGTCTTGGTAATGACATTTGTAAGCATACAAAGCTTGCTCAAAGCTTATAGGTTTATTTGTTGGCACCATCCTTTTTCTCCCCCTCGTTTCTTTCTTTTAATAGTTTTCTAAACTCTGACCACTTGTATAATTTTCCAGTAACATCGTCATAGAAGTTACCCTTGTAGTCGTATAAATCTTTTGTTGGATCACTCATCATCTTCCTTTGGTAGTTGCTCTGCATCAAACCAACCGCATGGATAATTTATCTCCATTCTGTGTGTGGCTTTTTGCGTTTATCAGAATATTCATATTCTACTCTATCTCGATATCTTTTGTGTCTGACAACATTGGCTTTACCTATTTCTTCTCTTTGCCAACCAAGCTCTATAATTGTGTTTGCGTCTTTCTCTTCTTTGAGCTTTTGATTTTGCTTTTCTACAACATCTTTATACTGTGTCACTTTCTGCCTCCTCTACTTTAGGTTTATTTTTATCTGCAATAACTTTCTTTATTGCCTCCCAAACTAATGCTTGATTGAAGTCTCTGTCCCAAGTGATCATGCCTTCTCTTTGACAAGAGTTGCAACCAATTGGGTTATTAAGGAATCCTTCAAAGGTAGATGTAAACTCACCATGATCACCAAGGACACAACGCCCTGTGTATGTCTCATGAATATCCTCTCCAAGGTCTTTTCTATATCTTGCAATCATTTGATCGTAAGTCTCTTCTTTTCTTGTTCTTGCCATTTTGATTCTCCTTGTTTAAATGAACAAACTTAAATTTACTCTCACAAGCATTGAATGTCAACACTTGTGAACACTTTATCCCGATACATTAGGATAAGACGGATAATGCACATTTGCTATTCTTGTAAATTTTACACTCCATCCCCAAGGACCGTAGGTTGTATGTGAGTCACCGACCTTAAGGTTTTCAAGATGCTCAAGAGTAAACTCGCCATCCTCATCTTCTTCTATACCCCAGTCGCCCTCGATACCATCATCGACAAACTCTTGCATGTTTACAGTTCTTGGCTCAACATCGCCATAAGCCTCTTCGTTCCATACTACTAAAAATTCCATTACGCTACCTCCTGTTCTTGACCAAACACTTTGATAAGCTTTGGTCTAATAAGTGAAGTGGTATTCCAAGTCTTGTCACCGTCTTTTTCTTTGTCAATAAGTTGACCAGTTTTTTCACAAACTTCTGTATAGTCTATCTTTGGTGTAAATTTATTATGAGATTTTACTGTAGCTTCTAACTCAACCCAAGTATTGACAGAATCCCAAATAGCCTCATTAAACTTAGTTTCATCACCACCATTGGTTACCAACCTTTCACCATCTTCTGTGATGTATTTTATTTTTACAGAATAATTGTTGTAACCAAAACTATTTTCGTAATGATCTTGGCTTAGAACAAAGGCTTTAACAGTAACCTTGTCACCAACAGAACCAAAATGTTTGTTGGCATTCTTAGGAATGTAAATAGCTCTTGGCTTACATATGTTGCTTATGGCTTCATGAATTTCACTTTTGTACTCAGTAATATTTGCCCAATAGTTAATGGTTTCTTGAGACATGTCATCAATAAAATAATGACCTACCACATGACCATTTGCCCAAATTTTATCAAAAGGATTTTTGCCTTGAGAAATTAACTCTTTAGAAGCTACAACCCAATTAGCAATATTTTCTTCCTTTCTTTTTAGGTTGTCAGCCTCAATTTGCTCTTGCTTTCTTCTAACAATTTCATTAAGACTTACATCAGCATATGATGTCTCAAGAGGATAAATGTCATTAGCCTTTTCGACATACTCCATAGCCTTGCTTACTGCTTTTTCAGAGTCAGTAGAAAGGTTTACAATATAATCACCTTTTGAGTCATGCCCATAACCGAAACAAAGAGTATACATAGCAGTAAGATCACCACTAGATATGTAATATTTTTTTTCTGTTTTCATTAGATTCTCCTGTTAATTAATGAATTTATACTTTAATAATAACAAACTGTCAGATAATTACAACACTTTTCAACACTTTTATTGATGTTTTTTTATATGCTAATAAAGTGTTAATATTGTGTTCAAATGTATTATAATCAGTTACAATTCAGTTTTAAGTACATAAAGGAGATTGATATGGGTGACTACAACAAGGGCTACAGAACCTTGACAGTCGATCTAGCAACCTACGAGTTATTGCAAGAGATTTGTTCTTTAGAAAGAAGAAAGAAGATTGATCAAATCCGTTTAATGGTGGAGACCAATCACAAAAAAGTAATGCAACAGCAAGAGGGGGAAGCTGTATAACTAGGAGACAATTATGTTAGCAGGACATTTTCCTAAAGATATTGTCAAAGAAATAAAAGGCTCACAAAGAGTTGAACAGGACATTACTCCTATAGCCATTGATAAGCATTTGTCTGATCAGTTGTTTGCACTTGCCAGTGCGAAGAATAAATGCCCAAGAAAGATGGCTGAGTATTTTATAAATCTAGGAGTGCAAACTTCTAAGTTTTATGGGAATACAATGAATGTTCAGTTTGATGTAGATCAGCTTTAATCTAAGTTAGAGAGCCAATCCCTGAAGAACCCATAGCTAGGCGTTCAGCCAACTCTCGGTCTTTTGGATTGGGTAAGATCGTTTCAGATAACATATCCTGTGGTCTAACAGCAGTAGCAGGTGGAACCAGTGGGATGTTTGATGGTTGGAAACTCTGTAGTGCTGAGTCTAGTTGTGAGCTAAGGTTGTCTCTTCTCTCCACCTCTCTTTCAAAAGCTTGACCTTCGTATGGCTGTTCTTGTGGCTCAGTCACACCTTCCACAGCTTCTGCACCACCTCTTGTCACTGTTTGCTTAATACCAAACTCAAGCGGAGCAAAGTAATCATAAGCTTTGTTTATAGTATTTACAGCATCAGGATCAAATAAAGCATCAGTCAATGCACGGTAGTATGTATCAGCCTGTGTCATTGCTATTCTTTTCATAACATCATCACCAAAAGTACCTGTAACCAATCTGCCCGGTAACCTTATGGCAGAAAGCAATAGACCTAAAGACTTAGAACCAATCCCCTGTGCCTCATCAACTAGTTCTTTTTCCATTATCATTAACGGTTTTGTTGGGGAGCCTGATTTGGCGACTGAAAATGATTTGTTCATAATATCCACAAGCTTGTAAAAGTTATCAAACTCTTCAGGCTCCAATATTTCCTCCATCATTTTCTTAGTGTTGCCTTGCAAGAAATAGTTTTTAAATTGTGGCAACCCTTTTTCTAATAAAGCCTCTTTAGTAACTTTATCCAACTGTTGTAATAAAAATTCTTTTTTTACATCTTGAAAAACCACAGGGTCGACTGCTTGTAATATTCTTTTAGAGTTTCTTAAAGATTGAGCAGAAACATTTGGATTAAAGAATGTTTGCAAGGCTTTTGCAGATTGCTCATCTCTTATAAGTTTCGACATTCTGCCAATTGCACTCTTTTCTACCAATTGCAATGGTCCTCTTGATGGGTCATATACTCTTCTTGCAAGATTGTATAATGGAGTTGCTTCATCCATCAAAGCAGTCATATCATCTTTAAGATTAATAATAACTTTTTGTGCGTATCCACCTGTATTGGTAATCAGATCATTAATTGATCCTGCTCGTCTACCATGTATAGCCATAAGGTCAGTTATAACCTCACCGTTTGCATCAAATAATAAATCTTTAAACTTAGTAATAGCCTCTACTTCATTAGGGTCTAGCTTTGGATCAGCAAGTTTTGCGTTTATTTTTTCTATAATTTCATTTGTGTTTATTTGAAATGGCTCGTCAGAATTTTTAATTGTGTCGTAAATTTTACCTGCACGCACCTTTCTTCTTTTGGCTAGCTCGTCTATAGCTTTTTTAGACGCTTCTTGAACCCTTCTTCCTATATCACCGCCTTTACCTGATCCGATTTCAGATGCAAAAACTTCAATAGCTTCTCTTACTTGACTGGCTCTTGAGTTGTAAAAATTATATATTTTGTCAGACTCAGGCTGTCTTGTAAGAAAGTATTGTATGTTTTGAGCTTTAGTTGCCAACACATCTGCCTCAGCAGGAGTTAAATCAATGCCCAGTTTTTTTGCTTCGGCTATGGTGTCAGCTTGATTTAATCGCAAATTCATAATTTTTTGCAAAGCATCTTTTCTACCAACAAATTTATTAAATACTTGCCTTGTCTTGCCAACACCAAAAGGTATGGCTGAAAAGCCACTTGAAATTAAAAGGTCTTTGCCTGCGGCTACTAATTCTTCAGGAGGCATGTTGTAAAATTGATCTATCATCAACTCTCTGCCACCTCTAGCCACACCACCGACAACCACATTACCTGCAAAACCACCCATTGCGGTATTGCCCAAAACTATACCAAGTTGTGCCAATGGATGTTTAGCAGGAGATGTAACTGCTTGGGTTAAGCCTCTTTGAAATCCTCTTTTTGCCCCCTCTATACCACCAACAACATCAGCCATAAATGTGGTGGCAGGAACTAAATTAGGTTGCACATACTCTCCAAAAACACCGACATCAGTTGGTGAAACAAATTCTTTTTCCAAAGTACCATCATCGTTTCTATAAACCAATTCACCGTCTTTGAACTGATATCGATACGATGCTAATGGGTCATCAGGAAATCTTAAAGATGCTAAGTAATCAATCTTTGCATCATCGTCAAAGAACATGTTGGCTCTTGTTTTTTTTGTTACATACTCAGTTTCTAGGTCTTGTTGTTTGTTGGCTAAATTTCTTAAGCTCTCTATTTGTGCATCATATTTACTTTCAGACATAATTATGAACTCAAAATATTTTGTATTTTTTGGATTTCTTCTGCTTTTTGCGTTGGACTTAAACTGTCATCATTCTCAATGTCTTCAATTAATTTTGTAGCTCTGTCATTAAGTTGGTTATTGACAGCCCGTTGTGCAGTTACACTTGTATAGCCTTTGTTTACTTCGCTGTAGTTTTTGTCATCTTTGATGGACTCTAATTCTGCAAACTCTTGTTCGTCAAAAAGAGGGTTTGCACCCCTAAACTCTGATTTGAATGAAGCTAAAGCTCCTTGTATCTCAGCAATTGATGCATTTGCTTTTGCTAACTCTATAGATTTTTGATTCCACTGTTCGTTAAATTTTTCTGATCTTTCTGCAATCCTATCTAGGTAAGTTAACATTTTCATAAAACCTTCGTAGGTTGCACCCAATGTAGGTGATGCTCTTAAGAACATGTCCATTTCTCTGTTTGAAATAGCACCCTTGGTTTTACCAACCAAAGCCATAGCAAAACTTGTACCAAGCTGTCCTAGCAATTGTTGATCAGATAGCTTGCTTATATCAATAATATTACCAAAACCCAAATCAACCAAAGCAGTTCTTATGGGTGCGGTGAATTGTTCTACAGGTCCAAAACCATCAGGACCTAACTCCTCTGCCACTGATCTAGCGTACAGAATTTGATCTCTCACTCCAGTTGCTCCATCGGCTTCAACTTGCCAAGTTTGTTCTGTTTTGGCTATATTTTTTGCTCTTTCTTTATCGAGATCACTGGCGTTACCCATGTCAATGTTGGTCACGCTTTGTGGTGATTTGATTTCTACACCACCATTTGCAAGTATTGTGCTTACCTGCGGATCATTGTGATAAAAGGTTTGTTCTATTTTTTCACCTGATTCGTCTTGATATTGCAATGTTACTCTTGGTATTTCTTTGTTAGCCAAATCAATTAATTTTAACGAGTAGTCATTTAAAAACTTTTTCGCTGATTGCTCGTCTTCTGATGCCATTTCGATAGCTTTCATTGCTACAGCTTGTTTTTCTTTTCTTTTAGATTCTCTGCGTTTTTTTATTTCGGCACTTAACGCTTGAAAGCCCATTCCAACGCCTCGACCCAAAGATGGAAATTTTTCTGCCTGTTGTGCAAGTATGTTTGAGCCAACAAGAGAAGCAGCTTCATATCCTGTTACTGGAGGCTGTTGGTTTATAAATGGCGAAAGCCTATCTTCATACTTTTCAACGCTAGCATCAAAATCAAAAGTTTTTGGGGTCATAAGACTAGCTAGTGCGTCTAAACCAGTCGGTGTTCCTGTGGTTGGAGAAGATGGATCGCCACCCTCTTGGTAACCCATTAACGATGACAAACCTGTTCTGCTCATTGGCATTATCCGTATGTTCTATATTGTGGTGGATTCATAAAGCTACCTAAACCACCAAGTGCTGATAATCCAACTCCTAAGCCTGTTTGCAAGGCTGATGGTTGAACTCCATAAGTTGTACCAATCTGACTAAATCCCGCAGGGACACTTTGTACAAACGGTAACAATGATTGCATTTGTTGCATTGGGGCTTGTTGTTGCATTAATGCATTTTGTCTTGATGCGTCTAATTGTCTTTGTTGTTGTGTCTGTGTCATTTGACCCAAACCTAACTGTCTTTGTATGTCAGCTTGAGCGGCTTGTTGTGCTTGTGTGCCAAGACCCATTAATTGTCCGCCAAGACCTATTTGTCCTGCTGACCTAGCCTGTGCAAGGCTTCCAATGCCTGATGATAAATTTGCAAGATTTTGTTGTTGCCTTTGAGTTTCGCCCAAAGCCACTTGTTGAGCCTGTTGATAGCCTCGGCTTCTAAGCCCACCCAAAGCCTCTCCCAAGCCTCTACCGAGAGCCTCAGTGCGTTCTTTTGCACCCAATCTAGCTCTTGAGCCAAAGGCTGATTCACCGCCTCTAGCGATGTCAGAAGCTCTAGCTGATATGTCAGCCATGGCTCCCCTTTCAAGTATATCTTTTCTTGTTTGGTCAATAACCTCTTCTTGATAGGGGTCATAAAATTTTGAAATGTAAGTTCTTTCTTCGCCTTCAGGTCCAATCATTTTTGTTGGATCATAGCCAATGTCTGCATATTCCCTTAACAATTGTTCTGATTCGTCTAAACCTCCGAGCCTTCGACCTGTTGCAACTCCCTCTGCATCAACTTCTTGTCTTCCAAACAAACTTTCAAGACCTTGACCAAAATATTGTTCTGCACCTTTTTGTGTGTCTGTTCCAAACAAGTAAGGGTCTTGAACGCCAATCTTTTCTCTTGATAAGCCAATGGCTTTTAATTGTTCAGGAGAAAGTCCTGCAATCTTTTGTGGCACGACAACTGGGTTGCCTTGCTCGTCATAAAATGTTCTCTCCGAAGCTCTAAATGCTTGTTGCATAAAGCCCGGTGAGTAGCTAGAAGTACCCGGTATACCTGATCCAAAGAATAATTCTCTTGTAGTAGGGTCTAGGGTTCTAAACTGTTGTTGAATATCTGTTGCGATTGGTTCTGCCATTATGCCATGTTCCCAAAATGTTCCATTAGTTTATACATAACTCTAGTGCCTGACTCTCTTGTTGGCTCTCCGTTTGGAGTTAGCGTTAGTATGCCATTGTTATTGTTGACATCAAAAGAACCTGCTCCTCTTACAGCCTTGGCAGTCATTACAAACTCACCGTCTGAAAGCATTGCAGGAATGTCGTCTGATGTCTCAGTGCCTGCTCCATTGATTTGTCCATCTCTGACAGGAAACTCTTCTACATTGATAGCAACATCCATGTCACCGCCCTCTGCCATAGCTACGACACCACCATCAGCAAAAGCCATAATGCCACCGTATCTTGCGTTTCTTGGCTTACCACCGCTTAGTGCAGGCATGCCTTCAGGGTTTAGACCAAACTCTACACGAGATGGCATTTCTGCTCCTGTTCTACGAGCTATTTCTGCTTCTATGTTATATCTACCCAGTGGGTCCATTTGTGTAAGTGGAGTTAAGGGGACACCTTTTTGATCTTTGGCTTCTTCATAAGCCAACTTACCAATTAAGCCAGCAAGTCCTGCAATACCTAATTTACCCATCATGCCAAGACCGCCTTGATCGTCTTTAGCAAAAAGACTGCTACTAGAAGGGTCTGTTTGTCCTTTTAAAGTGTCTTCTATGCCCTTTATGAAAGAAGGGGTTTTAGTTCCTCCAATAAAACTACCGCCTTGTTGCAATGCTTTTACTTCTTCGGCTGACAATGTTTTTCCAGTTTTAGTGTTTACATATTCAACCTCGCCAGTTTCATAGTTGTCAAATGCTTGTATATCTTCAGGTAGGGTTTGTTCACCGCCCATACCAAACAAACCTGTAATGCCTGAGCCGAATCTACCGCCCTCTAAACCTTCTTGTGGTTTAAACAAACCACTTACTGTATCTATTGGGCTTGTAACTAAATTTTTAATTCCACTGCCAATAGCACCCGGTATAGCTTTAAAAGATTCGCCTAAGCCACTCAAAAAGCTACCTTTGCCTGCTTCTTTAATAGCACCAAAACTATCTCCAATTGAGGGACCTGTTCTTAAAGGTCCTGCAACAGACAATAAAGCCAAGGGATTGGCTCTGCCTTTAGCTACATCATATACAGTGCTTGCAGTATCTATTAAAGCTGCTGGTGCTTGCCAAGGACCGGGTACAAACTTAGCTACCTTAGCCACTGGCTTGATAACTTTGTCTTTTACCTTTTTCCAAGTTTTAGACAGCCAACCAAACTCTTGTAATCCAGTTTGAGGATTAATTGATGCAATGCCACCTAGCTGACCTGTTGAATCTACTACTCTGCTTTTTGGGTCTATGCCCATTTGCATCATGGTTTCTTCTAACATATCAGATGCTTGTGGATTTGCCTCTAACACAGGGGCAGGTATTACAACCTCACCTTCTGCAAGATGACCCAAGGTAGTGTCATCCATTCTTCCTGATTCGGCACCAAGTTTTAATAATGGATTGCCTGATTCTTCTGCTTGTTGTTGTGCGTTAAATTTTAATAACTGGGTAATACCTTCATCAACTTCACCGCTAACTGGCATCATTCTGTCTTGTAAAATTTCTTCTTGAATTTCTTTGGGTGCGACTTCTTTTACAGTTTGCACAAATGCGTCTACATCCATGCCTGTACCCATTTCGTTAAGTATTTCTTGTTGAGCTTGCATCGACTCAGGTGAGTTCTGCGGATATGTCATTATGGCTCTAACTTGTTGTTCAAAACCAAGATCAACCAATGGTTGCATCACACTTGTGTCTACATTTGCCATCATTGGGTCTTGTACACCACTTAAAAGAGCTTTGTTAATTCTTACCATGTCGTTGTCAGACATAACGCCTGAACCTATAGTGTCTCTGCTTGGCATCATATCCATCAAAGGACTGCTAGCATTAAAGGATGGTCTTCCCTGATTGAAGTTCATACTTGCCTGAAACAAGGGAAGAGAGTCAGGTCTTTCCATGTCTGTTAAAAGGTTTTGAACTCTGTCTGTTAAATTTAATTCTGCCATATTAACTCGTTGTAACTGTTACGGAGCCTACTGCCCCTGTTCCACTCACGCCACTCAAATATGTTTGGTGACTATATAAATCACGAAAAGCATTCCCGTCATACGCTTGGTGAATCTCTAGTGTCGTATTAAACACTATATCACCTGCTATAAAGTTCAGTTCACCTAATTCGGATTGGTTGAACTGCGGGGTTCGATTAGGGTCGAACTGTCCTAAGTTTAACTCAAGTATCCTGACTAATCTATTAAAAACATCAGGTGTTACTTCGTCTAAAGCCTGCGGTAACCTTGTCGGTAATAGCTTTGCCATTATCTTCTACCATCAGGCTGTATATACATTCTAGTATATCCTAGTCTCCATTGCACTCCTAGTCTGTTTCCTGCGTCTGCATCATCATCGCTTTGCAGTCTTAACACAGCCTGTCTTGCTCTAGTTCGTACATTTAACTCGTTGGTATTATTAGAAACATCTTTAGTTACTTTGGTTGATAGACTTTCAGCAGGGAAGTTTCTTGTTTTTATTTGCATATTAATTAAAGGTCCGCCACTGGATGTATTGGTCCCATAAAACTTAAGATCAGGAATAATTTTGCTAATAAAAGCAAAGTCGTTGCCTTCTTGTAAATCAAAGTCAGAGCTTTCAATAAAGACATTATCCATTGGAGAGCCGTCTGCATCTTCTCCTGTTTCTTGGTTATATAAATAACCATTTTCAGTAGCCAGTGGTGCAACAAATACATCTTCATCAAGCCAAGCAGTTCTAACTAACTCACCTATGCTCCATGTATTTTCTAAATAGTTATATATAACGTAGCGTGATATCTCGCCTGTATTATCTTGAGTTGATGGATAAAACCACCAAACTTCGTTGTATTGTTTATTAACCAATGCAAAACATTTAAACAGTTGTGATAAGTTTAAATTTTCTTGCACATAATTCAGCACAGTACATTCCAAACTTTGCACGCTACCGTTGTAACGATAAAAACCATCTTCAGTCATCCAGTAAACACCATTGGGTGCATTAATGCATGCGTTAGGTCCAACCATTCCCACGCCTTGATTTATTAAATTAACAGCAAATGTTAATGGTGGTCCTACGAACTGTATTGAATATAAAGCTGAGTCAGTCCATACAAGGGTTTCTTGCCTTGATCTTATGCCACCAATGATCTCACTACCAACTGAAAGTCTAACCGATCCTGCTGTGTTTGTTGTTTGTGGCTCCCACTCAGTAATGCTTTCTTGATCTGAAAAAGCCACAAGCATAGGATCAATAGTTCCCGTTCTAGCTGTTCCTGCGTCATTAATTGGATCGGCACCCAAAACAAAAACATGTCTGTCTGTTTCAGAAACAATGCTTTGTAAGCCTACGGTGGGAGCTAAGTTTGCTCCTGATAAAGATGTTATATTGACGGCTCTTGTGGATGTGCCACCTGATTGATCCCAGTAAAAAATGCCTCCGCCTCTTGGATGCAATATTAGGTCTTCACCAAAATTATCTGAAGCCCATAGTCGCAACTGGTTTGTAAAACCCAAAGAGGTTGCAGAACCAAATGCAGACGAACCCCAACCATCAATACCCCAACCAGTTGATGCTACAAAATTATCAAGCCCAGTATTAAGTTGGTAAGCACCTACTACGCTACTGCCTCCATTGCCCGTGTCACTAGCATTTGCTAATACAGCATCGCCATTTGTATCTTTGGCTTCTATCAAATATGAATTAGCATTAACAATGGTTGCAATCTGATATTCTTGATTGAGTACAGTAGCAGTAATGTTGCCACCAAGACTGGCTGATCCTGAAAAAGTTACAAAGTCGTTTTGTGCCGCACCGTGTGCTGTATCACTTACAGTGATAGTAGCATCACCATTGGTAGCAGAAAATGTTACATCCCCTGCACTTGTTGTAAGTCGTATAGGGGTTATATCATAAAAGCCCGAACCTTCCTGTACATAAGCCTTTAAATTAGTTCCTAGAAATAAGTATTTAGTGCCTGCCAAAGAAATCCACGCAAATAAATTTCTACATGTGCCTAAAAAAGATGTGGTAGTATTTTTTGCCCAACCGCCTATTTTTTCAGCAAAACCTTTTCTGAAACGAACAAGAGAAGAATCGAACCAACCACCTGCATTTGTGTAGTCGGTTCCTTCTCTATCTATTCCTGCTTTAAACTGAAACTTTGCGTATGGCATGTTTCATTGCTACTAAGCGATTCTGATAATAGCTGTACCTGAAGCTGCCGCAGGAAATACAATTGTAAAGTCTCCTGCTGTAGAGGTTTTGTCTCCACCAAAGTCAATGGTTGCTACGGATGGGTCGCCTGAAGCAGTATCATTGTAGATCATGCATCCTCTAGCAGTAACAGTAGCTGTACCAAAAGTTAAATCAGCAAAGTCAGTAAACGCAGTGGTTCCTGAACTTGTTGGATTAATATTTGTTAGAGCTGCTCCGCCTGAAGTATAGTTTGTTCCACTTGCTTGACCTGTTGTAGTAAAAGCAGTTGTGGTAGCACCCAAAGTAGCTGAACTTGTGTACAAAGCTAATTTAAAAGAATTTCCACCCGAAGCCAAGAAATTGTGCTTGCCTTCAAGTAACTCTTTTTTAAAACTTGTTGTAAGTGTTGATGTAATTGCCATAATTATAGTTTCCTAATTAAATCAGCAGAGTCTTTGAATCCTGCTTTTTCTAATTTGTTATTAATGGTAATCCTATCACTTTTTATAGCATTTTGCATATACAGTTCTATTACTTTTTCAATATTATCTTTGAACTCCCGAACCTGTTTTTTTACATCATCAGGTGCTTCATCGCTGACAGCAATAATTCTTTCGATGCATCTTTTAGCCCAAAAATCTACAGGATGCCCACCTTCTGTGGTGGTGTGTACTTCAATCATTCCTAAATTAGTTAAAGTTGTATCTTCAATCATTTACCACTCCTTTGGCTCTACAGGATTTGTTTTATCATCATGCCTACCAATCAATTGTGGCTCAACTGGCATTCTGTTTACTGCTAACTCACTCATTTTTTTTACAATCATCTTCTTGCCATCCAACAAAGGCACCAATGGGTCTTTTAATCTGTGATAACCATAAAGCTTTTCACGAGTTTCTACATTTGTATCTAATAATGTTGATGATCCTGCTACACCAACCTGCATGTCTGCGTGCATGCATTTTGATAACCAAAATTCTACGCAAGCTCTGCCCGATTCAGCAAAATGTAAGTTGCCTTTATAAGTAAAATCAACGCCATAAATTTTTAAAGTTCCAACCTTGTTCCATAAGGCGAAAGCTATTGCATAAGCAACAGTGTTGTTAAGGTAACAACAATTAAGATCAGCCACAATTTCATTAATTGGATATAAAACTAAATTTTTAGCTCTTTCATCTAATTCGCATGTATATATCGGCTTATCACCCGTGGTAAGCATTCTTTTCATGCCAGTGGTTTGACCCCCTGCATCATCTGTGTCTAAAAACCTAGATGGTGGGTCCATCATAAAAGTTCTATCGTGATATATAACAGAGCCTACAGCATTAATGCCCCACACCTCGTCAAAGTGATCGCCATGAGATGCAGCTAAATTATAGTCAAACCAACTTCGACCCAAGCCAACAATGGCTACAGTCTTGCCCTCAAGTTTTTTTATTCTCTTCATTTTTCTCCTCTCAAAAAGAAAATTAAGTTACATTAATTCTTAGCGAATCATACCTCATTTCATCCCTTGTATCTCTGCCTTCACCTAGGTTCTTAAGTCTAGCCAAGGCTTCTTTGAATTTAGATTCTAATATGCCTATTTCTGCTTGGGGCAATTTTAAAAATATAGCACCCTCGACCAAACAACCGTATAGAAGCGTATCAGGAGCTTCTGTTGATAAATAAGTGGTACCATCAGACGCACCTGCTGTTAATGATGCAGGTCGTGCCAAATAATGCAATTCAACGGTATACCCTTGATCAGGCACAGGAGATACTTCAAAGCTTGATTGATCAAAAATAGAATAATACTTTGGCTTTCCTGTGGTTGTTGCATTTGAAGAATACTCTTTAATAAAAGAATTATGCTTAAAATCTAAATAGGTATATTCATTGCTATCAATAACAGCCAAAGAAAAACTACCTAGCCAGTCAGTTGGTGTTGCTAAGAACCTGTTACTTGCAGAAAGGTTTCCTTGAACATTTTTTCTTTGATCGGGTAGTTGAACTACTTTGAATATTCTTTCTTCAGCCTGTGTAATAAATGTATCAAGTTGATTTACGAAAGTTGTTTCGTCAGTCTCAAGATAATCTTGAACGGCTGTTTTTAATGTTGCTAATGTAAAACTCATGTGTTTGTTACCGTAACCGTACCCAATGCAGACTCTAGTGCATCAGGAACTGTAAGTGCTGTTCCTATTATACCCAAATCCCAATTTGTATAAACCGTAAAATTGCTTGGTACTACGCTAGTATCAACTCTTGGATTGTTTAAGGCTTCAGGGTCAGCTAAATTTCTTCTTGTTTCTAACTGTGGATGTTTTGGCTCATAACATTCAGGACAGGTTCTATAACCATTCCATTCTTTTCTAAGCTCACGCAAGCCATACCTAAAACCACATCTATCACAGATACCATACGCATTCTTTTCCGATGCGAATGCCATTATGCGTAATCGTATGCCCTAGTATCAGGGGTTGCTCTAAATGATGCCCTATCTTCATCTTGGCTTAAAGCTCTTTCAAACTCTTCTTCATAAAGTTGTTTTAACATGCCCGTTCTTTCAGGAGCTTTTTTTAAGGATAAATAGTAAGCCAATCCTGCACTTAGGCAAGGATAGAACCTAAAAGGCATTTGTACTGTATTTGTTGATGCATCAACATCATCCATACGCATAATCCTATTTACATACAAAACATCTGTTGAGTTTTCAGGGGCATTGTATAAATAAATTTTTGGCGTTATTTGTTTGTCTACAAAATATTGAGACGGTCTGCCTTGTGCAGTTTTATCAGGAACAGCGGCATATTCACTTCTTGAGATTTGATTCATTTGCAAATCACTTGGCGTACCATTGGTTGTTCTTCTTATAAAAGCATCCAACACATCAATAACAGCCGATGGGTTTGTTGCATCTAAATCATAAGATGTTGTTCCCTGTGTTAAAGCAATCGATGTTTGTGAAATAGTCCATTGATTCAACCCACGGTTAGCCCATTCAGCCAACAATAAATTTAAACTGCGTTTTGCAGTTTTTAAATCGTATGCTGTGCGTAGCTCAAGACCGCATCTTTCAAATGCTTCTTCTATGTATTCAGCTACATCTAGCTCAAAGTTTTTACTTCCTGAAGTTGCCACGCCTAATCCTCGTTGTATAAATTATCGAAAACTCGATTTACATCCAATGTATAGTCTAAATCAGATTTAGAGTAATGTATATGTGCAGAAGGTTTAAAATCAGGTGCATCACTGCCTGTTTCAAACCAAGCAGGGTGTGTAACCCTTACCCTATTATTGGGCAACGCTACAATATTTCCAGTCCACTCACCTGCGTCTAATAACTCTAATACATGACTGCTTTTGTGTTGTGCAGGATCATCAGCTATTTCGCTTTCTGCATAATCTACAGTGAAATAATACTTTGCAGGAAACATCTTACCATCTATCTTTGCAAGCCAAGGGCAGGGTGTTGCTCTATCTATAACATAAACAGAATTATGATGTGATGAACAATCCCATGGTTGTGCATCATGCACTGCCATAGGTTCTGCCCATTCTTCAAATGGTGTGTCTGCAACCAAGGCGGTTATTGGCATTCTTGCCCACATAGCTCCACCGTGTGCTGTATCTTCAGGCTCACCGTCTGCTTCTATGCCAGTGAAGATTAAATGAAATCCTAAGCAACGATTTGGCATAGTAGTAACGCCTATAGCCATAGCGTGCAAAAACTCACCATGATATTGCTCATGGTTATGTGTGTACTCTCTTCTCACCCAACACTTAAAGTGTGGGATATTACTGTATAAATAAGACACTACTTACTTACTTTTCCGCCCTTCTTGTAACCTTTTGTGCTTATTTTTCCGCCTTTTTTGTAGCCTTTAGATTTCATCGCACCGCCTTTTTTCATGCCCTTTGATTTCATCATGCCACCTTTTTTCATGCCTTTGGATTTGACCATACCACCGCTAGCATATCCTTTAGTTTTCTTGTGCATTATTGCTCCTAATTAAAATACTTATTCTATCACTTTTTTCTTTTGGCAAAAGTTTTTACATTGGTTGGTTTGCCACCAACACCTTGTTTCTTTGATCTTTTTCTTGTGACTGCTGATTTGATTTGTGATTTGGTCATTGACCGTGCTTTTGATTTAGGTACACATTTAGGATATTTTCTTTTTGATCCTTTTGCAGATTTTCTTCCGCACTTCTTAAACCCACCACCTTTTTTTGGTGATCCAATGTCTACCCACTCATCCTTGAACCATTTCTTGAGTCCGCCTGATCGCTTAGTCATTAGCCACGCATCTTGGTTTTCTTTCTGCGATCATTCATAACCGCACCACAACCACGAGCTATAAAACTTTTAACGCCTGCACCCTTTTTAACTGTGCCACCATTTGCCATAAAGCCCATCTCGTTGCGTACTTGTTTAGGTAACTTAGGTAACCCCTTGTTGCCTTTGGGTATTGGTTTTAGACTTTTTTCCATAATTCCACCTTTAGCTTTATATTGACCGCCCATTCTTTTGTATTCTTTAACCATCCAAGCATTTGCATAAGCTGATGGATAAACATCAAACTTAGCCTTTGCTTTAGACTTAGCTTTACTATAAAGACTTGGATTTTTTACATTGTCAGGTACTGCCATTTAACATTTCCACCTTCGCCTTGCTTGGCGTATTCTTGAGTTAGGATCATTCCTAGTTTTTGCCGAACTGCGTTTAAGTTGTCCAAGCGATCTAGCACAATAAGACTTACGCCTTTTTGCCGCTTTGCTTCCTTTTTTAACTTTACCAGTTACGGCTGTTTTTAATTTAGAACCGGGGTTAGCTTTTCTGTAAGCCTTAACACCCTTTTTCGTCATGCCTGCACCCTTTTTAGTAGGGCGATAATTAGCTCCCTTACCTTTTGTGGTTTTGGGTATGCTTTTAGCTTTTTTTTTCTTTTTTTCAGCCATATCCAAAAGCGTAGCAATGCCGAAGCATTGCTACTTTAAATATTAACTACCATAGTTTTTGATCAGCGTAAGCACGATAACGTAGGAGTCACCACTGCTTGCACCTGCGGTAGTCAGGTTTATATCACCTGTTTTACCACTGCCCGATGTATTTGCTAGACCGCCAAACTCAGTAAAATCTTCTGAATCTGCATAGTTTGCATTTAAGTCCCAACAAATAGTGTCGGTTGTTGCATCCCATAAGAGTTTTACACTCATCCCAAAGGTCGAATAACAAATTTTTGCAAGACGTACGCCTGTACAAACCTGCCCATTGCTACTTGTATTCAAGCCACTTACATCGATTTTGGTAACTGCTGTTTCGCCTGTACCGTCTGATGTGTTAGTGAGTTGGATTACAGCGAGCCTATCACTATCTACTATAGTTGTTGAAGTTACTGCATCTGCCATAATTAGCTCCTAAAATTAAGCGTCAGCAAATGGTGTTACTATAGTTCCTGATCCTATTAACAATGAATTGTGAACAAGATAAGTAGCTGAATCAATAGCTGTTACTTGTACAACACTTCCAACAATACCACCTTTGGTTGTACCATTTAAAGTCATGACATCATTAGTCGCCGCTGGAACGAAAGCTTTCTTTGTGCTGTCATCAATAGCTATAATTACTGCACCTTTAAACTTATCTGTGCCATCAGTTTTGATGTCAAGATCAGAAGCCAGTGTTTCAATATAGAAAAAGAATGAAGCACCAATGTTGTTAGCTTGGTTTGGGTCTGTAGGATCACTTGGAGTTGTTGCTGAGATAGAAGGCAAAGTAAATTTACCGTCTGCATCGTTACACAACAAGATTTTTCCTGCATGTGCATCTACTGTTAATGTAGTATCTGCGGTTAAAGAAACAGAGTTATTAACCCCTGCTGAAATAAATCCTGCCAATGATTTGACTGGACCTGAAAAAGTTGATTTAGCCATTATTTGCTCCTAACTAAATATGTTGCACCATCTTGGAGTAAGTCTGCCGAATCAGTTGGGGCAACGAGTTACCTCGGTTTAGATAACTATACTCTTTATCAACCAAGGTCTCAAGATTTACTTAGTTAGTTTTTTTATGGCTTCTTCTAGGTGTTTGAAGGCTTCGTAGATGTGACCGTATATTTCTTTGTTCTGATCGTTTTTGATTGAGTCTTGTAAAAATACATGACCAACAGTTTCTAACATGCCTTTGGCTTTGATTAATAGTTCTAGGTAATATCTCATAACAAAATTTTAGCACAAAAAAAGGGAGCCGAAGCTCCCTTTACGGTTCTGAAGAAACTTAAGCTCCTTGTGATCCGAAAACACCACGCCAGTTAGAGACACCGAATGAGTATCTTTCTCTAGCTCTGTATCTGATGTTACCTGTTGAAAATTCAGGTTCCATTGTGGTTTCCATTCCAGTTCTTTGGAACATTTTTAAACCTTCACCATCAGCGTTCACAGATGTCATAATGAAATATGCATCAGGATCGTTTAGATAATGGTTTACTGAGAAACCGTTAGGTACAGAAGACTGATTTCTAATTGAGTTGATGTCATTGTCAGAAGTTCCTACTCTACCCGGAGTATTTAATAGCCTATCAGCTACAAATGTGAGTTGAGGTGGAACAATTAACTTGTCAGGTCTTACTGCAATAGTAAGATTTCTGTCATCAACAAAAGTTGAAATGTCAATTATGTTGTCTTCTAAAGAAGTTTCGTTCAAGTCAGCCATTGTTGTTGCTCTGTTAGCAGCAGTACCACCACCCGCAAGCGGATGAGCAGTAGAAATCAATGTTTGACCATCACCAATAGTGTAATCAGTATCGAACGCATTGTTTAATACATTTGCACCTTTTACTTCTTTAGTGTGTTGCATGGATCGAGCTAAGGCTTTTGTATACCTTCTGCCTAATTGGTCATACAAGTTATCTTCGATTGCTTCTTCAGTTAATGCAAAAGCAAGAGCCACAGTTTCGTGTGTATATCTTGCAGTATAGCCTTCTGAAGCATTATCAAAGTTAACGCCTGCACCCTCTTCCTTGACAGGAGCAGCACCGAATCCAACAACCAATACTTCTTCTTCAAAGGCTCTTTCAGAGTCTTCTACAGAATACAGTTCTTCATACTCGTTGTTGTATTCGTCATATTCTAGCCCAAATAAAGCATTTAGACCCGGTTCTAGTTCTTTCGCAAGTTGCGATCTACTTATAGCCATTTGTCACCTACCTTATGCTAGACCTGCGGATTTTACGCCACAGATATGATTTTGAATTACGCATAATACATTAGTATTAGCACTACCTACATCTTCGTTGTCAGGGTCTTGAGAAATGTCAATAGCCTTCAAAGGAAGAGTTGTTGTTGTCGCACCTGTTGTGACATCTAGTTCTACTCCTGAAATACCTGTATAGGTGCTTCCTGAGTTAGTGTCAACAATATCAAAGTTACCAAACAGATCAGCCACTGGGAAAGTGTCGTCTGCCTGAACTTCAAATACTGTTTCAGGGTCGTCTACGATAAATGCAATTATATCTGAAGCATTAGTGCTTGCAGGATAGTAGTTGCTAAATATCTGCTCGGATGTTGTTGGGTCTGTGTACATACAGCCATTAAAAACTCCTACAACAGGAACGCTACTGCTAGCAGCAGCTCTTTCAACGGTTCCACCTGTGACTTGTTTCACGATGTCGCCTTGAAAGATTGAAGTTCCGTAGTTTGCAGCAATTCTATAACGGCTTTGTCCGCCTGAATAGGGTGAGCCACCCATCATTCTTACAGGTTTCAGACCAAATGAAGCGTCTTTATTCGCCATGTTAGTTACCTACCTTTTTTTTCCAAATGATACATTCGATTTTCTATCGGAAGAATACTTCACATACTTGTTATTGCCTTGAACTTCACTGAACATTGTATTATCAAGAGCTTGGTTCTGTTGAACATTTCTGTTCTTGTAATGCTCGTTCCGTTCTTTGACAGTTTCTGTTGGTATTTTAGCCAATATCAAACCACCTACGCTTATGACACCTGCATGTCTTCCATGTTCGATTGTAGGTAAAGGGAAATCAGGCATTTCGTCTTGTCGGACAAACTCCCATCCTTCTCTCATTCGGGCAGAAACATTGTTCCTGTCCTCTACTCCTACATACTCTGCCCTTATCCAACGGTATTGATAACCATCGGGTGCAGGTGGAGTCTCTAACATCCTTGCAGGTTGCCAAGGCTTTCTTCTAGCATTTTTATCGTGTTGCTCTTCGTCACGAGATGTACGGGTTACATTATCAATCGCATCTAAATCCATTATTTTGCTCCTTCTATTTTCATCATCTCTTTGCCTACACGCTTGAGCCACTCTTCGTTACTCATGCCATAAGGCTTTAAGTTGCTTTTAACAGAAGCATGGTTAGAATTAATCCTAATTCCGCTTCTCTTCCCTTGTGCTTTTTGACGGCTTCCAGTAGAAGCTGAAGCTACTCTCTGCACAGATGAGTTCGCTTCCTTGCTGTCGTTAGGTTCAACCATATCAGGGTAAACCTTCTTTAATCTGTTGTCTAACTCTTCGTAATACTCTTCACTAGAGCCATCGTAACCTTCAGCTTCGAGGTCCTCATGTATTCCCATGGCAGTGTAAGTTTTTACTCTGTCTTTTTGGAACCATGTGTTCTTCTCTGCCCAAGCTAACGCTTTAGAGTCAGGCTTAGGTTTATCATACACTGAAGTTTGATTGTTTGGAACACTTTGTTGTGTTGGTTGTTGCACAGGTTGTTCCGCTTGAAAGCTGTGTTGTTCTTGTTGCATTTTTGCCAATCTGACCCTTTCTTCTTCAAGGGACACTTTGTTCAATAATTCAACGCTTTTTAGCTCAAGCTCGGCATCATTAGTTTCTCTTGCTTTTTTGTACAAGTCTTCTGCTTGTTGCCTTTGGGACTTCACACGATTTTCATATTCATCGGTGTAGCTTTTATCCAAGGCTGATGCTTTGGTTTTCACTGTGTTGTATTCACTGGCTAGTGAATAATATTTGTTTTCCGCTTGTGAAGCTCTTTCTTCAGCCAAACGAATTCTTTCGTTTAACTTGTTTATTCTTTTGCTTACACCACGGGTGTATTTATCAAGTTCATCATCTCCGCCTGAGTCGGTTGATGCCTCTTGAGTCTCTTCAGGAATTTCTACAGATTCTGTAGCTTCCTGTTGATCGTCAAGTTGAACCTGAAGTTCTTCGTTTGTTTCTTCAATCATATGATCTCCTATGCTGAAACGATGTCATCAGGGTTAAGAATGGTAGCAATGACTTCATCATCATTAATAATTCTGACTTCGCTATCATCCGCCAATTTAAACCTAGAGCCTGCATATCTACCTATAAGCACCCACTGACCCTTTTCGCACCAAGGAGTTTTATCTCTAAACCTTCTTTCATCTTGGTAACATTCAGGACCCATGGCTACTACATAAGCAACTACAGTCGCTAAGGTTTCCTTTTCTATGGTTTCCTTTGTCAGTAATATGCCACCTTCGGTAACACCTTTACCTCTGTAAGGTAAAACCAAAATACGCCAACCAGTTGGTTGAGGCATTCTTTCGACAACACTTTTGTCAATCAATGATGGGTCTAAAACCCTGTCATCTTCTTTTACAAAAGCCTCATCTAAACTTATTGTATCCTCTTCTTTCTCTACTTTAACTTCTTTAGTCATCGACAATATCTCCTTCGTCATGTAAGTGTTCTTTTATCTTATCATGAATATAGGATATTGCTGAGATTTCTCCCATTAAAAATTGATAATTTTCCATGTCTTTAACCCCACCTGACAGGACAATATCGTGAACTTGCTCCTCTCTACTTTTTAAATCTTTTCTCAGAGCATGAATAAAATCATACTTGTCCATAGATTAATACACTCCACTAAAATTATTGCCTCTTAAAGCAGCTCCTTTTCCTCTGCTTTTGCCTTTACCACTGCCCGGTTTGAATGGTTCAACCTTGACCTTTTTTGGCTGAGACAATGGAATGCTTCCTTGACCTTTTATTTTTAGGCTAGTTTTTGCTTTCATTGTTTACTCCTGTTAATAAATTAATTATACCTGTTTACTTTTTAGTAGCAGGCTTTTTCTTTGCAACTGTTTTTTTCTTCGCAACTGTTTTTTTCTTCGCAGGAGCTTTTTTAGCTTTTGGCTTAGGTGCTTCTTCTACAACCACCTCTACTTCAGGTTCCATAACCTCAATGCTTTTTAACATAGCTTCTGCATTTTGCTCTTTAGCCTTTTGAAGCATTTTCTTTTCTTTTATCTGCTCCTGAATTTTTTTGTTGATTGAACTTGTCATTTATTCATCCTCGCTTGTAAGTCGATTAATTTTAACTCAGCCTGTTGTCTAAGTCTTTCTTTTGCAATGTCATTTTTTTCTGATGCATTCATTGCCTGTTGATCTGCTTTTTGTTGTTGTAATTGCAGTTCAGCAGATGTTTCCATGGCATCTTGTTGCTCTTTAGAGGCGAACTGTTGGTTTTTCAACTCTATCTCTTTATCACGCAAGCCAAGTTCTTGTTGTCTAATAGCGACCAATGGGTCTTGCTGTGGTGGTGGTTGAATTGAAGCCAAGAACTCACTTGAAAGTTGTGCCAAGATTGGAGAACTCATGCTTTCTATAATGCCTTGCACTTGTTGTTGCACCATCATTTGTGATTGTGGATCAAGTGTTTGTGCCTGTTGCATCATTTGTTCTATTTGTTGTTGTGCTTCAGGTGGCATTTGTTGTTCTGCTATTTGATTAGCCAAGAATTGTAAATGTTGCATGACATGAGCAATAATTATAGATTGCAACTGTGGGTTCATTTGCACGCTTTGTGTTAAAAACAAACTCTTATGTGCTTCTATGTGTGCTTCATGATTTTGTTCTGCAAAAGCATTAGCAGGAACACCTTGTAATAAACCACTGTTTTCTATACCTGCATCTACAGGTTTTGGTGTCATGTCTTGTGGTGGCAATAGTAAAGCTTCAATGTTGTCTACACCCAGTGCAGAATACATTCTGTAATAAGCCTCATATATACCCTGTGGTCCATGTATTTCAGGATTAGATTGAACCATGGTTAATAGTTCTTGTGCCATTACCACTCTTTGACTCATGGAGAATATGTTTGGATCAGAAACAGGTATGACATCTACCTTCTTACTAAAGTCTTCAAGCTTAACTTCTTTTGTACCACTACCTGTTTCATATGGGTAAACAGGTGGCAAGAATTCACCAAAAACTCTAGCTAATATTTTAAACTCTGTTCTTTGTGAGTAGTGCAATCTTTTGTGAATAGCACTCATGACTTTTGTACCTTTTTCTAATAAAGCTACAGTTGTACCTACAGGCATAGCCGCATTACTATCACCAATATTCATATCGGCTATAGATGCAAATCTTTTACCACTGTCTACTAATAATCCAAGTAAGCTAAACAATACATTGCTTGGTTCTTTGTAAGGCAATGGCATCAATGCATCACGCAAAGCACCACCCGGTGCGTCTATATCTCTAAACTCACCCGGTTGTAATGGAGATGCTTCATCTCTAATTCTTATGCCTCTAGCTTTAAAACCTGCGGGTAAATTAGATAATGTGCCTGCGTCTATAAGTTGTCTTAAAATAGATGTTGTGGCTTTAGATAAACCACCAATCATGTGTGATAGACCTAAACCATAAAATCCTAAGCCCGGTAAGAACTTGTATTGTACAAAGTAATTAATTTTATTTTTTACTGGGTCATTTGGCTCGTAGTTTCTTCTCACAGATAAAACTTTTTGTGAAGACTCATCAATGGTAATAATGTAAGGTAATTTTAATCCTGTTGGCTCACCATTTTCGTCTATGTCTTCAAAGCCTTCTATTTCTGCAACTGTATGTATTTCATACAATCGTCTTTGTTCATCGTTGTTATACTCAGGCTCAACACCTTGTATTTTGTCTATCTCTTCTGTGACCGTATCTCGTGTTTCAACTTCACTGCCTGTTAATTCTATGTCTGCATAAAAACCTGAAAGCTGTAATTTTCTTACTTCATTGTTGCTCATAGAAACAATGTGCGTGACTCGTTCTGCACTTAATAAATCAGTTGCTTCATATGGGACTAATAAATCTTCAGAAGGTACAAACTTTGATACTGGTCTTCTTATGGAAGCATCGTAATAAACTTTTTTGAATGCACTACCTGATAATGGTAGATAAAATAACAATTGATCCAACTCAGGATCATATTCAGGCATTTCGTTCATGATGTAATAGTTCATAAACTCAGCAACTCTTTCTGCTTGCATTTCTGTGTTGGCATCTCTTTGTCCAACTATCTGTGTTTTTACGGGTCCTTGTGCAGGCAAGAGTTCTTTGTAAGCTTGTGCTTGAAACTGAGTTACAGATTCAGCCAAGATAGGGTGAATAACTCCACTAGAACCTTCAAAAGGTTGGCTTCTTTGTTCATCAAATCTCATGCCAAGATACTTAAGACCATCTGTGTAAGTCTTCATCCACTCTTTACGAGATTCTTTGTCGTTTTCTACATCGTTTATTAGTTTTTTGGATATAGAGCCTAAAACATAATCATCCAAATATTCGGCTAAGTTAGCGTCAAATGGCATTTCTTGTTCTACTTCTTCTTCAGCTTCATCAATAATAATCTCGTTATCATTAATAGTAACCTCTAAAGAGTCCATAAGTTGCTCTTCAAACGAAGGTGCTTCTGCTTCTATATCAACAGCTTTACCCTGATCAACAATGTCAGGATTGTCTTCTGTGCCTAATTTTCTTTCAATTGCCATATTAATTTGCCATTAATGATTTTGATAGTTTTTGTATATTTTCGTTCATTGATGGCATATTGCCAACAATTGTAGGATACATTATTTTTCGATCTAATTCAGCCTCATCGGGATTTTGATATCCCTCAATAACACCCGACTCAATTAAGGGTTTAAACTTTTCTACAATTTGTTGCTTGTTCATTATTGTTTTTGTGTCAATGTCATAACTGGGCAATAAGTATTCTTTTCCATTTATATTTAAGCCAACAATTTTCATTGTTACGGTTTTGCCACCTTCAGGCGTTGCCTCAATGCCTTGGTTGCCTGTTTTTACAACATCATTATGGTACGACTGTAAAAATTGTTTATTTTTTACAAATCTATTGTTGTTTCCTTTGTTCTCAAGCATTAATGTAAGACCCTTTTCTCGTCTTCTTTGAATTGTACTAAGTCTGTTAACTCTCCTTGTACTATGTATCCATCTATTTCTGCTATAGCTTGAGCTACCTCAAAGTCTTCAGCGTGTATGTTAGGACCACAATATTCTTGACCGTCATGAATGAATTTTGTAACAAATATTTTCATTAGTAATAACTTAGCTTTCTTCTATCAAATGATACCTCATCTTCATAGTCTGTGCCTAGCTCAATTAAGCCTCCTTGTCTAATTCTCATTAACGCCATGGTAGCGGAGTCAGCAAAGTCATCGTTTTCTCCGTAAGGAAAAGAAGCCATTTCTTCAATAACTTCTTCGGCAAACGCATCTTCTGTTGCCCACACCATGCCACTTTCAAACATGGGTGAGACAGAGTTCATTCTTGCTATCTTGTCTTGCCCTCTGCTTGGCGAATAAGATTGTACGGGTATGCCTATCTTTCTAAGTTCTTGTGTTAAAGGCGTGCCACTGGCTTTTGCCTCAATCAAAACAATATCAGGTTCCCAGTATTTATATTCTTCTAAAGCTATATTTTTTAATTCAGGAAAGTCTACTCTATGCCTTGATGCATCCAATAATATAACAGAAGCTTCATCGCCTTCTTCAGGATAAAATATGCCCCATGTCGTTATAGCCGAGTAGTCAGCCGTTTCTTTTGCACTAAATGCGGTGTCATAGCTTTGTATAATACATTCACACGCAGGAATTTCTTCACTCTCCCAAGTTTGCCACCACTCTCTTTTGATGATTGATCCACTTTCTGCTGTTGGATTTTGCATCCATTGAGCATTCCACTTGGATACTGGTAAAGATGCTTTTACACCTAAAAGTTCTTCTTTCTTCCAAAACTCCGCCCACAAAGGTTCATCAGATTCAGGCATGATTGCAGGAAATTCTACAAGCTCCCACTGATCAGCGTGTGCTTCTGACTGTCTTTTAAGCAATCGACCTGCTAAATCTTTGGTTGACCATCGTGTCATTACCAAAATGATAGTACCACCCGGCTGTAGCCTTTGGCGTGGACCTGATGTGTACCACTCCCAAGCTCCATCCATTGCAGTTGGTGACATGGCATCTTGCTCAGAATGTGGATCATCAATAATTAACAAATCTGCACCACGACCTGTAATAGCACCACCCACCCCTGAGTAGAAAGCTTCACCGCCATCATTGGTTGTCCATCGACCTGCTGACTTGTTATCTCCTGATAAGCTAATATTTGGAAAAACTGTTTGATAATCTTCTGAGTCAATTATGTTTCTAACTCTACGACCAAACCTTACAGCTAGTTCTGCGGTGTGAGTTGCTTGAATAATTTTAAGTGATGGATTGAGTCCCATCATCCATGCAGGAAAAAATGTTGATGCAAATTCAGATTTAGAATGTCTTGGTGGTAAACACACAATCAGTCTTTTAAGTTTGCCCTGTGCTATGCGATTAAACTTATCTGCAAGTATTTTGTGGTGTCTACCCATAATAAAGCCTTGCCACATCATTTGTACAAACTCTAAAAAATCATCTCTGCATTTGGTTCTTGCTTTGATGTTTTTCCATTTATCAATCAAAGCCAAGGCTTCTATCTGCTCATCCTTAGATAGAATTTCAAAAGATTTTATTTTGTCTAAATCAAGCATAAGGTGGGAAGTTGGAAAACATCTTTCTTAGGGGGGAGTAATACCAACTTCCCTAGACATGTAATTATGAGAGAGAGGAGATATTGAATAATACCCACAAGAAACATGTCATTCCTCATTTTCACACAGATAATCTTGTTTTAATAGTCCTAGAATGGCATATCCTGCTGTATCGATCCAACTGTCTAAATGTTGTGGATTTTGTGATATGCGAATTAATTTCATGCAAAGCATAATATTACAAGCATCGCTACCTGTTATCGGCTCTGCTATCTTGTTGCCCAGTATGGCATTGATCATGTTTGCTAGGTTGTCAAAAAAATCATCAGAGCTACCGTAATCATCATCTCTGTCTTCAAGAGTTTGCTGTAATTTAATTAATGCAGTCTCTAAGACAAAGGTATTACTTTTAAGTTTGCTCATAACGATCTCCTGTATTAAGTGTTGATTCTAACTTATTTTATTACAAATCTAAAGGTGTTAATTTTGGACTTTTGTTTGCTTGATCTAAACATGCTTGCAAAGATTCTTTGGTGTCTATTTCTAAAAGCCTTTCTTCTGTTTTTGCAAACTCTGTTAAATTTTTTTCTTTATGGAATGGCATAAAAATTACCTTATCTAAAGGCAGGGCTACCAAACAAAATAAATCTATCTGACCGTTGCCATATCTTTCGCCTGAATCTTGTCTTTCTTTCTTTGCCGTTCTTCTACCACTGCGTAACTCCCAACGATAATAATCTTTACCCCTTCGCAAATATGTAGAGTTGGTAGTTTTAACTTGTACTCTGTATAACTTATTTTGATGATCTAAAATTAAATCGCTTCTATGAGCTTGGGGTGCAAGAATTACAGAGTCGCAAAATCTCAGCAAGTAAGATGCTGCCAAATATTCACCTGCTAACGCTATGCGTGTAGTGGCATGTGGCAAACTGTCTCCTAGATTTTACCCCACTCCTTGCCTTCAAAAAGTAGAGATTCAGCGTTTCGCCTTCGGGTCAATCCCTCTAGCACCTTACCCCCTGCTTTATTCCACCTACATATTTGTGCAGGCACCTCCTCGTAGTGACCTCTATTCAAAACTTTTAACATGGTTGATTTGTTAAGATTGGATGGACCTAAATTATAAGTCCATGAAACCAAAGCATCGAATTGATTTTGGTGCAATGGCACTTCTACAGCATCTTCTACATACTTGCAGTATTCCATAAGCTCATGCGTAAGCATGGATTCAGCCTCTTCTTCTGATATTTTTTGTCCTTCTTGCACATTCTTGGTGTGACCATAGCCAATTGTCCAAACACCTACAGCATCTTGATAAGCCTCTAACTCACAGCCTTCAAACTTTTTAATCAGGCAAATGCCTTCTTTTGATATTTGCATTAGTTTAGGGGAAAGAGTATTGATATTAATGCTATTAGCAAGGTTCCTAAAAATCCGAAACATCCAAACACCGCCATTTTTAAAGTTTTGTTTAAATCTGCAACTTCTGCTTTTATTTCTTCTGTTTCTCGAAATATTGTTTTCCATCTTTCAGCACATTGTGCCTCGTGTGATTTTAAATCCGATGAAACAGATTGTACTGTTGGCTTGCTAGTCATCTTTTTTTTCAGGCGTGTTTGAAGCCCCAAAGTAAAACGATATAACTGCTGATGCCAACCCACCTAGATATCCTAACACCAAATTGATTAAAGCTTCAGAATTTTGTTCAGGTGGCTGTAAAGTAACCAAAAATATATAGCCTAGAAATCCACCGACCACAGCAGTACCCATGATTCTAGCTGTCCAATCTTTGCTAAATTTTCCTCTAGCATCTGCTTTGTCTTGAACCTCTAGCTTGAATACATCTACATCTAATTCTTTCATCTGCACTTCAAAGTTTTGTTCTGCTTTTTTTAGTTCAAGCATTTGTTCAGGCGTGGCTGATTGAATGGCTTGATTGATGGCTTTTGGCTCAGGAGAACAACCAAGAACTTGTGCCACAACAGAAGCTGCCTGTCCACCTAATGGTCCACCCAAAGCAGAGCCTAGTGTCGGTGCTATGGCTCCTACTACATTTTTTATTAAATTAAATTTCATTTTAATCCTATGAACTTTGTTTAATGGTTATAACTGAGTCTCCTCCACCATTTATTTTTATAGTATTAGAAACACCGTTTTGTATAAAAATAACAGTATATCCTTGACTAGAGTTTAAATCTACTTGTACTGACTGTTCAACCTTTCTTCTTAAACTTATTAAATCTCCAGTAACCAAGGTAATTATTTGTGTTTCTGTATCTTGACCAATTTTAGTGCCAATAATTCTTGTTACTGTCTGATCTTGTTTTAGATCATCTTCTTTTAGTTTATCTAATTCGTTAACTATTTTTAACATATCTTCAAAAAAATTAACATCCAAAAAGTTAATATCTAGCTCTGTAAACTCCAAATCATCTTCTGCTAAGTAGTCTTGTTCTAACTCATCAAACTCTAAAAAATCTACATCCAGTACATTGCTACTTTGATCTGTAACCTCTTCATTTGCGGTTTTATTTTCTTGTGGATTGGTAACAATTAACATGTTATCAATAAGGTCAAGAGTTAAATCTAAAATGACTGGCTTGCTTGGAGGAGATTCAAAAACCGTGGTAACGGTAGATTGATAGGGTTTATTTAAGATTACAGTACCCATAGCGGTCATGACCTCTATTTCACCGCTTGCTGTACCATCTTTATTGGGCAACAGAATTATTAATGACTCACCAATCTCATTGGTTGTGATAGTAAAATCTGTGCCTCTAATGCCTACAGTTGCACTGTTAGTTCTAATTGTTATGTTTTTTTTAGCAACCTTGTTTAATTTGCCAGTAACAAACCTAGCAGTCCCTTTAGCAAAATTAAGTGCCATTTTTGATTTGTTTGGGTCAGGGTCAAAAACAAACTCATCAATTAATACTTGCGAGTGTTCGGTAAGGCGTATAAGTGTATCGTCAAGAAAAGTAACAGCCATGCGACCATTAGAGGTCTCAAGGGTGTCGTATGATCTTATGTCAGCTTTTAACTTTGCTGTTTCTGCTTCATCTCGCACAATACGGGCAACACCGTTTAGTTCTGAGATTTCTCCTACATCAACATGAGGTGCTTGTTCCGCCATCGTTTTGAATGACGCAAACAGTACCACTGTTACCGTTAGAAATAATGCGGAGCCAGTCACTTGCTAATTCACTTTGTTGATCAATGTTAAATGTTCTTGAGTTGCCGTCATGCTCAAGTTTAAAATATCCTCCACTCTTACCATCAGCATCAAAATTAACTGTATTGCTATCTCCATCCACATCAACATAGTTGGTTGCCAAATCATAATCTATATCAAAATCAAAAGTATTGCTATCTCCTTGCACTATCCAGTCTAAATCTAAAGTGCTAGCAAGATCATTGGTTGCAACATCTAAGGTAAAAGTATTGCTACCTCCTGTTACATCTACATTAAAGTTACCACTATTTGCACCATAAGTATTTGTGGGGTCGACTTGTATATTAAAGGTATTGCTATCGCCATCAAATTCAAAAAAACCTGTAAAAGTGCTTGCGGTTATATCTCCAAGAAATTTGTTACTATCACCTATTTGATTGATGTCCAAAGTCATTGTTCCGCCATCAAGATCAAGTGCAGTCATGGAACCTGCTGAAGCTATAGCACCCCCTATAATATTAGATGAGCCAAGTTGTTCTATATCAAGGTTGAAGGTAGCTCCGACCTGATCCACATACACCTCGTTGTCTGCATACACAGAACCTATTAAAAACAATGCTAATAATTTTTTCATTTTATGTTCCAATAATTTAATACAACTCCTTGCTTAATTGTTTCCAAAACTGCGGTTTCTATTGCGTTTTGTAAGGCAATATTTATAGATTCGTTTTCGGTGATGCCGTTTTCTATTTCAATTAACTCTGTATTATCAGAAATAAATCGAAAGGCATCTTGATTTAGCGAAACGCTAAGTATGGTTTTGGTAACCAATACTTCTGTTAAAACTTTGCCCGTACTAACAGAAACAGTTCTTAGTGAAACCGTTACTGTATCTTGTCGGTACTCTTTTGTGGCTCCAATACCTAAATATCTTGCACCAAGACCACCTGACTTAAGATTACTTTCATATCCTATCACACCACCTTCCATAAGCAATCCTGCAAAGGCTAAAGGTAACAAATCTTTTTTTTCATCAAAGTCTTTTCTTGTTGATCTAATAAGCTGTCTTTCTTTGGTTAAATTATCTAACCCAACTCTTTCTACCACATCAAAAAAATTACCGTTACCTGCGTGTTTTAAAGCTCTAATTAAATATGCATAAGGTGCTTGAGTTACTGCTGTGCTAAAGGTTGCAAAGGAACTGTTGCTTCTTCGTTGTCCTGTATGATCAATAAAGCTTGTGGGATAGACGGCAACAATAAGTTTTACAAAAGGCACGCCTGTATTAGCTAAGTCTTGGTTGATTAGTTGTCCAACCTCTGATTGTTTGACGCTAGTAAAGGGTATGGCGTAATTGTCTAGGGTGCTACAGCTAGAAAGAAAAATCCCCAATAGGCAAAGTAATTTCTGTCGTGTTTCCATCTGCATCTGTTATGTTTAAAGTTATGTATTCACCATCGGTTGAATACTCTATTGTATTACCTTCTAGTTCAAGTGTGCCTGAAGTATTAGCAGTTTCACCAAATAAATTATCCACAAGCTGTCTACTAAGCTGTGCATAAATTCTGCTTTCTAAATTTCTTATAAATCTAGCTAGTGTTGTATTGTTGGCTTCTCTTTCTAGGTCTTCCTGATAAGCTTTTATTTCAGCTTTAATAGCTTCTTTTCTGCTTGTTTCTTGATTCTCTATTGTTAAATAATGAGCAGAAGTGCCTATACCCGAAAAGCTTGGGCTTTTGAATTTATGCACCATTTCATCACCATGAGCAAACATAGAAATAATAATGGTTATTATCAATCCAATAATACCAAATATAAACATCCAATCAGTCTTTTCTTTGATCATCTCTGTCTGCTTTCGCTAATTTATCTATGTCTATTAGATTGGGTACACCTAATAAAGTTTTTAATAAAACATCCTGTCTAATGCTTTGATTGTCTAAGGCTCTGACCCTATCAATCAAAGCTACAATAATTCCATACTGGCTATCTAATTTGGTAGATACTCTTTCTTCCATTGTATCCAAACTTGTTTGTACTTTGTCATCTAGGGTTTCAAGCTTGGTTTCCATGCCATCAATAATTCTATTAATAAGTTTCCATATAAAAAAACCCAAACCCAAAGCGGATGCTATTGGAAATCCTACCTCGTTAATTATTTGAGTAAATTCATTCATGTTGCCAATATAACATATTAATTTATTTATCTATAAGTGTTGACTTTAACACTTTATTAGTGTAAGATTAACTATAGGTAAAGAAGTGGTTCTTTATCATAAAACTTCATATAGGAGAATCAATATGAAAACTACACTACAAAAGTGTTACGAAAAAATGGCTATGATCAAGCACAATTCTGATCAACTAAGGTTGATGGCAGGAAAGTTTGATAATGGCGAGCCTGCTGTAATCTTGGTTATAGATAAAGATGGCGGTGGGACCAATGTTACGCCTGTAGCGATTATGCTTGACCAAGGTAAGATTGATACCTTAAATCCTGACTGGGAATATTCCAAAAAGATTTACAAGGTGATTGAAGATGCAACTCGCATTGACAAGAGAACCAAGGTCGGTGACTTTGCAGGTCAGTTCATTATGATTGATGAGTTGTTTGACAAGGCTGACTTCTAGTTACAAGTCGCTTTTGATAAGCCCCTCTTTATGAGGGGTTTTTTATTTTTTAAATTTAGATACTGCTTTAGTCCAAAGTTCAGGTTTGAATTTTTTTATAGACAACCCTACGATTGCTACAATAATTACTACAGGTATTAATATGTCCATATTATTTTTTCTCAGTTGGTGCTTCTTCATCATCTTCTTTAAAAGATTCCTTAAAAGCATTTTCAAACACACTGTAAGATGCGTTTATTTGATCAAGCTCAAAATTGAGTCGACCTTGTTTATTTTTTAAATC